GGCCCGGCGCGGCATGGCGGGGCAAGGCGGGGCGTGGGAGGCACGGCAAGGCAGGCGCGGCAGGGCTTGGCTGGACGCGGCTCGGCTGGGCCAGGCCAGGCAGGGCTCGGCAAGGCAAGGCATGGCCAGGCGAGGCGCGGCAGGCAAGGCGCGGCGGGGCCCGGCAGGGCCCGGCATGGCCCGGCACGGCAGGCAAGGCGCGGCAGGCATGGCGCGGCGCGGCCCGGCGCGGCGGGGCATGGCCAGGCGAGGCGGGGCGTGGCGCGACAAGGCATGGCCTGGCAAGGCAGGGCATGGCCAGGCGAGGCGCGGCAGGCAAGGCGCGGCGTGGCCCGGCAGGGCCTGGCTCGGCCCGGCACGGCAGGCAAGGCGCGGCAGGCATGGCGCGGCGCGGCCCGGCGCGGGGCCCGGCGTGGCGCGGCGAGGCCAGGCAAGGCAGGGCTCGGCAAGGCAAGGCATGGCCAGGCGAGGCGAGGCGCGGCAGGCAAGGCTGGGCCAGGCGAGGCAGGGCTCGGCAAGGCAGGGCCTGGCTCGGCCCGGCACGGCAGGCGAGGCGAGGCGAGGCGAGGCGGGGCTAGGCGAGGCCCGGCATGGCTCGGCGAGGCCTGGCTCGGCCCGGCACGGCGCGGCAGGCATGGCGGGGCAAGGCGGGGCAAGGCATGGCGCGGTTTGGCATGGCGCGGCAGGGCCTGGCTCGGCCCGGCACGGCGCGGCAGGCAAGGCGCGGCGTGGCGAGGCGGGGCAGGGCGAAGCGCGCGATGTGGAGAATGAGACTTTGACCTATTCGCGCAAGGGAGCACGTTTGCGAGGCCCAGATCAGTCAGGCCGAGATCGAACTAAATGCGCTTCGGAAGCTCAGCGGCTACGTCAGGATACAGATCGATGCCACCAGGACCAAGCTGGTGAGGATCGAACAGGAGCGCTGATCACCGATCTGTGCCATTGCCCTTTCTATTTACTTTACACGCAATTTTGGCAGATCGCGGATCATCTCGCCGGCCAGCCGTTGTAATGATGCCCGAAAAATCGCACTCGTCGCATGCGATCAGAAAATAACCGCAGCGTTTTGCCGGATAGGGCAAGGCCGTTAGGCAAGTTGCCGACGCGCCTTCCGAGAGGTCGAGATCGATCCCGTTCGGATAGCGCGGATCAGGCGGATTTTTCGGTTCAAAGCCTCGGTCGATCCATTTAATGGTCAGCATAAAATTGCCTCCGGACGCGCACTTCATCGCTGCGGCGCTACCAGCAGCGGTGAATCGAGGTGGACATTGATCGTCTGCGGCTGGCGTGCGATCCAATTGGACAGGGCCAGCACGGAGCCTGCGAATATGGCGGCCGCTCCGACCAGCGCCGCAAGTGCCTTCCACGGTTCCCAGCGTGCCTGCACTCGATAGAGACGCAGTTGGGCATCTCTCAGCTCGTCTTCAGTTTGTGCCATATGCCAAGTCCTCGTTATGCGGCTGATGCAGCTGCAGGACCTTCGCGCCGGCACGCATGAGATCGATACGGTCGGCCCAATGCTGCATGAGCTCGACGCGCGATGGCCACAAGGTCGCGCGATTATATGCGGCCCTCACGCCATCGCCGTCGGTATGCGCCAGGGCAAGCTCGATCACATCGGGATGCCAGATCGGCAAACCGTTTCGGCGCTCGCTGTTAAGCAGTGTCGAGAACGTACTGCGAAATCCGTGCGCGCAATGCGTCCGGGTGTCGATTCCAAGCTGCTGCAAGATCACGTTCTGACATGATCGATGAAACGGCTTGTCCTTGGAAACCGAAAACACGAAGCGCCGGCCGCTGTTGATGGCCCAGACCTGGCGCAGGATATTGACAGCCTGCCTCGACAGCGGCACCTCGTGATCACGCCGCATCTTCATCTTGGCCGCCGGAATTCGCCATACGGCTTTGTCCAGATCGAATTCGCTCCATTCGGCCGCTGCAACATTGCCGGGCCGCACCGCGGTGAGGGCGAGGAATTGAAGCGCGAGCCCCATCACATCGCTGCGGCCGCCGATCGCCTGCATGAGCTCGGCCGCGGCTTCGGGCTCGGTGATGGCCGGACGCCTGGTACCTTTGGCCGGAGTGAGCGCACGAGCGATGTCGTTTGCCGAATTGCGGCCGCAGGCGCGCTCGGCGATCGCGAATTCAAAGACGCGCGACGCTGTGTTGAGCATGCGCCTCGCTGCATCATGCCGACCGTGATTGCCATGGATTTCCCTAATCGCGCCGAGCAGGTCGCGAGCGTCGATGGTGGTGATCGGTAGATTGCCGAACCTCTTTGCCAGCTGGCCGATGTTCCGGCGCTCGCGCTTGATGGTCAGCTCGGCAGGCTTTTGCGGGATGAAACGCCTTTCGAGCCAGGCGTTTGCGATCGCCCCGAATGTATCGCCGGCCTCCCTGACCATGTTGTCGTAGTCCCGGCGACGCTGGATTGCCGGGTCGATGCCACCGGCGAGGATTTTGCGCGCCTTATCGCGTTCCTCGCGGGCCATTGCCAGCGACACCGTGGGATAGATGCCGAGGCAAAGCGTCCTGGTTTTGCCGGCGAAGCGATACTGGAGCCGCCAGAGGCGCGCCCCGGTTGGTTTCAGCAGGATGTACAGCCCCCCGGAGTCGCCGATCTTGCGCGGCTTTGGGCCAGGCTTGAGGTTGCGGATTGCGATGTCAGTCAGCATGAATTGGTTTCCTATTTGGTGCAATCGAGCCCCTAATGGAGGCCGCAAAAAACCGCGGTTGTCAACGGCCGACGGCGGTCGTAAACGGTCGTCGGCGGACAATAAGATTGGGATTAGCGGCTTGAAAAAGCAAGGGATGTTTGCGCCGCGCGGTCGTAAACGATTGTTAACGGTCGCCAACGGTCGTCGGCGGACGCTCAATAGCGAGACCGGTCACGGATTCCGTATGGTAGCACAACTGCTTGATTTGTTTATTGTTTATTTAGCGCCGGATCGCGCGAGGCCCCCAAAAAGGCCCCAACCATTGCCTGCAAGCCCCCGCGGGTGCGGCTATAAAAAAGCCGGCCCCGTCACGGGCCGGCCAATCAGAAGGAGTTTCCCAGAACGACCAAGATACCAGAAATCCTACGTGATAGCAATCGGCGCCGCAGGCTATACGCCGCGTGTATAGCGAGCAACGCCGCAGGCTATACGCCGATGCCACCAGAATGCCTCTCTGTGCGTCTACGGAGGCCCGTGGTGCGCCTTCTGGGGGAACAGGGGGGGAGAGGGAGAGGCGAGCGGCCTCCGATGCGGTGCGGAGGGCTGGGGGGACAGGTTCTCCTGGGGACACCGCTTATGGTTGGCCGCTCGCCGGGAACTTAGGCTTCGCTCCCTCCGGCTTCAAGATGGCCGCGTTAGCGGCAATAGAAGGACACTAGAACCGGACGGGCTGGTGATCGCGAATTTTTTGGGCCAGGCGATCGAGTTCATCCGCGATGTGCATCATGTTCTCACCATTGGTGAGCTCTTCGCTGATGATCTCATCCAGCGTCGCGCGATATTTAACGATATGGTCCTGATCCTTGCCGAGTGGCAGCCAGACATCGAGCGTTAAGGCATTCCCGACCCACGATTCGCTGAGGCTCGGCAAATCGAGCCATGGAGGATCGCGCTTAAATTCCTCACGAATGACCTGCGTCACGGCCGCGCCAAGACACTTGTCGTCTCGGTCGCCATGCGGTTCTGTGTAAAAGGACCAATCGGTCAGATCAATTTCATCGGAACCGAGTACGTGCTTGCATTCTATCATCGCCGCATCCCATCGCCGAGCAGATTGATCACTTCATCCGGTGAGATGCGTGCCAGAAGCAGAAATCTAAGGAACCGCTCGACCGGCGGCGGGGCATGACGCCCACGCTTGGAGCTGCTTGCCCAGCGCCGCGCCGTGCCCTCGTCGACGCCGAGAAGCCTCGCGGCCCCAGCCTGACTAAGGTCGAGGGCCGCGAGCAGATCGCGATATTCGGATGGGGTCATCAGATCGCCACTGCGGCGATTGCCTTTCGGCGGTCGTCCATATGCAGCTTGCCGATCCGGTAAAACCGCCCGACCAGCTTGCCGTCACAATGCACCCAGACCCGCGTGCCATCGGCGTCGTCCGAGATTATTATTTCAAGGTCCTCGCAATGGGCGCGGTCTATTGCGTGCATGTCGCCAAGGTGTTCGACCAATTCCTGGATTGTCATTTGGATTTCCTTCATTGTCTGATGCGTGGATCGCACCGTGACGCGGCCCGCGTGGGGCCGCGCTGCGGTGAGGACCGTTAGTTGCTGCCAATCCTCTTTTCTTTCTGGTCGAGAAGTTCGGTGAGCGGGGGGACAAGGCAATCCGTCTTCTGCCGGTCCTCTATGAGCCCAGCGTTAGCGGCTAGCCAGGACGCCTCGGATCGGGATGCTTCATGCGGTCCCTCCGCTCACCGAACCTCTCGGTTTGGTCAATCTTCCTAATGGCCCATCATCCAGCCTTGGCTTCTTTGGGCTTTCGGTTCGGTCCGGGGCGGCGGTCTCTGCGGGGTCTACGACGTCCGCCCTGGTCTCTTAGTAATTAATATATAGGGCCGACGGCCCTATAAGTCAAGTAGGTATTCATAGAATATTGTTAAATATTGTTAAGTATAGGAGGCAATAAAAAAGCCGGCCCGAAGGCCGGCCAAGATTGACGCGACGATTGCGCGTCGGGGAGGATTATCTTTTTGGTGCTGGCGTCAGTGCCGGACCACCACCTACAGTCGGGGGCGGCACGACCGGACCACCACCGACTTCTGGTGGCACCGGCAAACCGTGGTCAGGATGCCCCGGATGATAGATCGGTGGCGAGACGCTCGGTGGCACCGGCAGGCCGTGATCGGGGTGGCCGGGATGGAAGATCGGCGGCGGATAGATTGGCCCGCCACCGACGTGTCCCGGAGGCGATGGCCACACGCCCGGCGGATAATAAATCGGCGGCGTCGGCGCGCCCGGATAGACTGGACCACCGCCGGGATACACTGGCGGATACACTGGCCCGCCACCGACGTGAGGCGGATAAGGCGGCGCGGGCAAACCCCAGCCTGGATATGCCGGGAATTGCGGCGGCATCGGTCCACCACCGACATGCGGCGGGTAAGGCGGTGCAGGCAACCCCCAGCCGGGATATGTCGGAATTTGCGGCGGCATTGGACCACCGCCGACGACGGGCGGGGGATAATAAATCGGCGGCATTACGGCCGGCGGCGGCAGCCCCGGCGTGATCGGCTCCACGACAACAAGATAGGTTTGGGCCACGTGTTGATCTCCTCTGGTTGGCAGCAAAATGCGCTTGTGTGGTCAGGCGAACGCGATCGCGCGTGCGGTCCAAATGCTGGAGAGTGCGAACAAAATATCGCTGTCCGGCACGTTGCTCCCATACAATTCTGGCGCCGATGTAATCGTCGCTTGGATCGTCGGATTGGACGCGATCACGTGGGTCGCGGTCATCTTGGGATTATCGTCACCGCGGATGACGAGCGCAGCATAGTTCATGCGCTTGTCGTGATCGGCTGTCGCCGGGTCTTCAGCGGCGACCTCTTGTGCGGTCTCCACCGTCAAAAACAGCACCCGCGCCGAAAATTCGTCGTTGCGGGCGGTAGCGATGAAATCGACGGCTGCCATAGGCTCAACTCCCAATGATTTGTTTCGTGGTACCGCCCATGTCAAGAACCGGATCGAACGGCGGCGGCGGTGGGTTCGGCACGCCACCGTCCGCGAGCCATTTCTGATATTCCTGCCAATCTGCATTATTTGGATCGTCAGGGATGGTGGCGCCATCCACGTCTCTGATAATGTACGGCGATACTTCGCCGGTCATTGTATTGATGCACTGGCTGTACATGTCACAATTCCGCGTTGGCGGTGAAATTGAAGATGTAATAACCCCCTCCGGGGCCGCCATTCGCTGTTTTGCTGACCGCGAAGCCAGTGGGATCGATGGACGTGGATGTTGGCACACCAGCCGGAAACCCAGAGCTGCCGGCATCGGCATAGGTCATCGTGGGGGTGGTGCGCTTGATTGCCCTGAACGTGCTCGTCAAATAGGCGCCCATCGTGTTCACGACGTAGCCGCCCCACGTCAGGCCATTGCCAGCTTCATAGTAACGCTGACACGCTGCCAAAGTATCTGCAACACTGCGCCAGTCGAACGGCGTCGCGACGTTGCCAACCTCAAGCTGCATGTTGGCAATCTGGAATATCGCGCCTGCGTTGGCGACCAGCGCGACCGAGCCGCTGGCGCCGATAAAATTACCCGCAAGCCAAGAACCAACGGTTGCCGTGCGGTAGGTCGAGCCGCAGCCAAAATCAAATTTCACATAAACGCCGATGCCATTGGCGCTTCCTGGATACCATGTTCCGGCCACATCACCCGGGACCGCGACAGTAACCTCTGTCCATGTGTTTACTGTAAGGGTGAACGTAAATATATAACTGCGGTCGCCGGCGCTGTTGCCGAGTGATCCCGAATATGTTCCAGCGATGGTGGACAAAGCCCAGAACGACAGAGTCGCTGACGAGGCTCCCGCGGCTCCAAAACCGAAATCGGTGATGTTCTGGAATTCGATTGCCTGATGAAGCTCGAATGCGTCGCCTGCCGCCGGAGTGAAGGCCGACGCCGTGGAAATTTTCAGAGCCCCAATGATGCCCTGAGAAAAGCTCGACGCCGGGAGCGTCTGCGCCGTCAGTTTGCTCGCCTGAGTGACGTTCAGCATCCAGCGATCACAGATATAGCCGGCAGCCGGCGTCACCGCAGCGAAATTGTTGCGCTGATCGACGATGAAGTGCCCGTTGATGAGCCGGTTGCGGTTCTGGCTGCTGGCTGGCGGCAGCTGCCACGATGCAGTGCTACCCTGGCGGAGGTAAAGTTGTCCATCTGTGGGCGCCTCAGCAATGATACCCTGCGGCCCCTGTGGTCCTGTAACTCCTATCGGTCCAGGTATGCCCTGCGGTCCCTGCGCACCTTGCGGACCTTGCGGCCCTTGCGGACCTTGCGGCCCAGGAGGCCCGACGCTGCCGATCTCAATGGCGCCATCAACCGGGTCAGAGACGATGACCGAAGGGTCCTGGCCTATGACGACTTCATTGATAGCACTATTGCTGACGGCCACCTCGATCATCGCGATGGTCCCAGGTTCAGCGTGAATGATCCGCGCCAGATGCGCCAGAGTTCGCCAGCAGCCGCCGACGACGCAATCAGCGATTGCTGGTAGACACCAACGGCCAATCGCTCAAGATCGGCCTGCAAGATGGTCAGACTGAATCTCCCATTCACTGGATCAGTGACGGCTATGCGGCCATTCTCCGTGGTCAACTCGAATGACACCGTCGCGTCAGGCAAGTTCATCCGCAGCATCATGTACATGGTTGTCCCGGTCAGATCGATCGGAACGCCGGTCACTGTCTGGTAGACAAACGAGTAGCGGAAGTCCGAGTCGTTCTCGACAGAAATATCGCAGGTGGCCGTCATGTATATTGACCGCCCGTTGCCGTCGTGCCGGCTATGGTGCCAGGAAGATAATTGATGTCAGCCCCGGTGTTGATGACGCTGTTGCCCGTAGCATCGTATTTCTTTCCGGTCACGTTAGCCGAGCCAGTTATCGACTGATAAGTCGCAATGATCATTGAGGCATTATTTGCAAGGGCAAAGGTACCGAACGTGACTGGCGCCGAGATCGTCAACACTGGCTTATATGGGTCTTGGTCTGATGTTATCTTGCCGCCCCACTCGACTTGCAGATGCGAGAGCGCACTGCCTGCAATCTCTATGGGACCCGTCATTGCCACCTGGCTGACAGTGAGAACTTCTAGATGAGGTCCGACGCATGCCAGGAACTTAATGTCATGAATTATAATCATCCCTTGATTCGACTGGATGCCGGCTACGTGGTCACCGGGAGGACTAACCCCGCTTGCCGTAAGCGCAAAATTCGATATCTCATAAACGCCTCCATTCTGTATAACCGCTGATTTATTAACACCTGAGATGGTACAAGTTCCAGTGCCAGAACCCACTATGGTGCATCCGCCGGATCCATTCAAAGCTGGCAGAACGGTTCCATCATAGACGCCTGCGGCGACATTGATCGTGACCCCGAAGCCGTTCTGATTCCATGTGACGGTCGTGTCGAGTGCTTTCTGGATCGTGGCGAATGCCGTGGCCGTTGTCAGGCCATCGTTCGAATCGCTGCCATTGGTGCCATCAACGTAATAGGTCTGGGGGGCCCGCAACAGTGTTGAGTTCATTATCCCGAACAGCGCCTTGAGCAGTTGATCAAGTATGGCAGAGCTCGGTGCCCCGCACGGGTTGCCATCCATATCGATGTAGCCATGATCGAATGCCCACTGGATGACGTTCACAATTTCGCGCTGATCATGCTCGATGGAAGCGGCCGGCGGGATCGAGCCAGCCGTGCCCGTCGATGGATTGCCGTTGATATAGGATGCGTTCGGGTCACTGACGCCGTAAGGCTGATTGTAAAGCATTGCCACTCTCGCTTTATGGTGTTCCTGTCATCGGGCCGCCGGGCGCCAGGTTGGCGTAGTCGAAGATGATCTGAGTATGCGCCGGCTTCCATCGCGCCAGAATGCATTCGAGGTCGCTGGCTACACCAATGAGAAGATGCGGATCGACGCCGCATTGCCCGCCGCCGCTGCCGCAACGAAACCAAGTCAGGCTCGTTGCGCTGACATGCACCGTCCAGTAATAACGGATTTCCGGCGCCGCGAGCCCGTAGTTCGGATATTCTGATAGCTCGCCATCGGTTATGCGTGTGCCACTGACGCCGCAAACTGGCAGATATCCACAGACGAACATGTCCGAGAACATCGGGTTGGTGCCATCGCCGTAGACGCGATTGTCACCGCAGCGATCCAGCCCGGCCATAAATGGCCGGTATTCACTGATCGAGATGGTGTAGCCAATATATGCAGCAAAATCGATGAACCACTGGCGCGACTGCCCGCCCAGCATGGTCATGCGCTGCACTAGCGCGCGCTGCCGGTCTCCGATGCTCTGAGGCGCCGTGTAACATGGATCAGGAAGGCCCCAATTGCGCTCCCAGTCGGGCAGCAGCTCCGTCGTACGGCGCGGGTCGCTCTCCGTTTCAAGGAGATCGGCGGCGCGGCCGTCCACAACGCCCCAATATTGACTAAGCCCGTTCCAGACCCGAACCTGCACCGTTTCAGGGTCGCGTGACCAAGCTTGGCCACGCGGCAGCAGCATTTGGAAAGCGGCGGCGTAATCGGACCCTGAACGGCGGAGATGTCGATCACTCATCGCTACTCGTAGATAATATTCCCGAGCACCGCCATATTACCCGGCGACGGCATGACGAAGTCGGTATTGGTCACGAGCGTAAACGATACAACACTCGCCGCGCTCATGATCGCGTAGCTGATCCAGCTGGCGAATATCGTGGCGCCGGGCGCGGCCCGCTCGAAGAGCATGGCGCGCAGGCTTTGCTCGATCTCGGCCTGGGTATTCGCGTTATCTGCCGGAACGAGATCGGCTATCGTGATGTCGAGAAACGTCTTGATCGGCGCGACGACGTAGCAATCCTTTACTGTTACCGGCCGCACCGTGTCGATGTAGCCGGCGACCTGCGCAATGTCATCCGGCGTCGGCCAGCCATCGTCGGAAGCCCGCAGGGCGTCCATCAGAAATCGCACAGTGGCGGTGCCGAGCCCCATATTCGTCGCCGCCCAGGCTCGCGTTACACCCGGCACGGCAAGGGCCCAGGCCTCGTAATCCCCGGCGGCGCCGCCCATCGGAGGCTGTTGAATGCGCCGCAGGATGCGGGCGCGCAGTTCGTCATCGGTTTCCTCGTCCGTGCCGCCACCGAGCGTGACCACGACTGCGGTTGGATCAATGCCGCCAATCGTCGTACTTACCTGCAGGTTCATTCCAGGATCGAGATTGCCGATAGTGCCTGGATCAAGTGCGCGCACATCGCCAGGCGTCGCCGCTCCCCCTGCCGCCAGCGTCACGTCGGCCAGCGTCTCATAGGAACACTGCGAGTTGCCGAGTTGCGTCGCCGCGGGAACGATCGCGCCGGCTACGCCGGTGAAGGTGACGGTGCCGGTCGCGTAGCTCGCAAGCTTGCGTCCAGTCGAGCCATCAGCATTGGTTAACCAAATATCGGCGTGACGATCCAGCCATTCCGTCTCCGCGGTGTCGGGCAGAAGCTGCAGCGCCTGCCAATCGAGATACTGCAGATTGAGATGGCAGAGGCCGCCCTGCGCGTCGCTGGCGACCCGTAGAATGCTATTGGGCACGCTGGCGTCCGCGCCGGGCAAGGAACCTTGCACATAATCGCGGATCGTCTGTCGAACGTCCTTGAGGGCCGGCGTCTGCCAGGGCATATCAATAACCGGTTGTCAGCATTCGCACTGACATGTCGTCCCACAAAACCTGGAAACGCAGATCGACGAGCATGTCGCCGTAGCGATACAGCCTTACCAGCGCATCGATGCGCTCCAGGCCGACGCGGTTGCACTGCACATCCATATGCGAGGCGATCTTCAAGTTGATGAATGGCTGCAGCGCCTCGCGAATGTAGTATTCGGCGCGCACCGTGGTTGAACCTTGGCGCGCTTCCGTACCGGTAATCTTGTCGCGTTTGAGCAACCACAGCCGCGTCCCGATCGGCCAGCCGTTCCAGATTTCCTGCGCGTCAAGGTCACCCCACCAGCCCATGCGATCCGTCGAGTCGGGATCGGGCAAGATATCGCCCGGCATTGCCAATCGGTCGGTGCCCAGCGCGACGATGACCGCAGTGGCGAGCGCCTGCGTCTGGTCCAGTGTGCCATCGTTCAGCAGCAGAAAGTCAATGTTGATAGCGTTCGGAAAATCCGGCGCCTGGACGAGGCGAATATCAGGCACACGCCGCCTCCAAGGCCTCGACGCGTTTGATCAGCTCTTGCACCATTTCGAGCAGAGGAGACGGCTGCACCTCGACTTCATCTGCTGCGCCGCCGCTGCGAAGACCGAAGACGTTTTTAGCTACTGATCCATCGGCAAGCATGACGCCCAAAAACGAACCCTTACCTTGCAGCGCGCCGAGATAGACGTTGTTGTCCGGGTTGATGTCGATGCCGGTTGCGTTATCGCCGAGGACAAGCTTGTGCTGCTTCGCGAGATACTCGGTATTAGCATCCGTCATATGGACGTGCGCAGTCGACTGCTGCTGATAGAGCGCTTTCTGTCCGGTTGGTTTATTGGACTGCTGATCCTGCTGCGACGATTGTCCAGCCGAGGCGCTGTCCTGCTGCTGCGGTTGCTGCTGCTGTTGTTGCGGCTGGATCAATTGCAGCCTGAGCGATTTGTCGTTCGGCCCTGTCCAGAAGGCGCCATCCTTGTTCATGTGCAGCTGCATGCCGTCAGTTTTGGTCCGGTACAGTGCAACGTCGCCAGGCTGCAGGCCGAGCAGCCGGTGGCGGCGATCGTCGCGCATGCTGACATAGGGGAAGGCGCGCGAGCCGCCGACAAAACCGATGAAGTTCTCATACGATCCGGTGATATTGCCGTCCTTGTCCTTGTCAGGCCCCATCGGCACGGACGTGAAACCATAATTCTGCGGCGTCTCGATTCCCTTGCGGCTTTCATTCTTCATGAAGTTGCCGGCCGACTCCTGCATCAGCTTGGAGTCATCCACGGCAGTGCCGACCGAGCGCGCACCGCCGGCGCTATAGGCGCGAAAGGCCGTATGACTGGGCGTGGCACGGTGCATTCAGAATTCAACTTCCCTTGAAGCCGGCGGCATGTTCGTGGGGACTGAGAGGCCATAGGCCTGATCACCGAGCCAGCGCGGATCGACGAGATGCAATTCCGCCAACGTGCCCGATGCACTGTTATCCTGAGTATAGGTCACGGTCTTGATTTTTAGTGTCTGATCGAGGATCGCCATCGGCGAATAAACGTGAACGTTATCGCCGACGCGCCAGAGGTCGCCGGTGCCGGGACGCAGCCAGCCCTGCACCGTGATGGTAGCCTGCACCAATGTCCCCTCGGCCCAGCGCGCTTCGTTGTTGGCAGCCTTGAGAACTTCGGACAGGTCATGCACCGGGAACGTGGACGGCGACAGGTAATTGCCGGGGCCCGAGCCGCTGACATGCTTTTCCTGCTCGCTCGCCGCGGTGCCATTCTGGCTATCACTCGCTGGGGCCTGGCTTGATACGCCATAGCTGGCATACAGGTTTTCGATCGAGATCACGCATTGGCATTTCAGGATATTGACGCTTTCGATCACGCTCGACGATACCGGATAGGCATGCTCGCCGATGATAAGAAAATTATTCAGATGATCGCCGGCGAGCACGATCCCTCGCGGCCGGGCGATGCGCTCCAGAAACTCCCAATTGGTTTCGCCCTTTTCGTTCTGACAATTCTGGAACGGCGTTTGATCGATCGAGCCGATGACCTTGATGCCGACCGGATGCTTGGCGAGACACTTCTGCGCGATCTGCAGAAAGCTCTGGCCGTCGAAATTGCCTTGCGGCACATCCACGCTTGACCGCGCCGCGACCCACGGCTGGCTGTAGCCCTGCAGTTGAATGGCATGCTGATTGGCATCATAGGCGACCTGGCGCGTGACCACGATGCCGCTGGTAATCGCGACCTGGCCGGCCAGCGTAATGTTCACGATGTCGCCCGGCTTGATCTTAAGCTTGCTCCACAGGGTCGGGACCGGGTCCTCGCGCTCGGCCGCGCTGAATTCAAACTTGGCGCTCGGCTCGCCCCAGGTGTGCTGCACCATGACCGTTTCCCAGTCGCCAAATTCCATCCCATTGCAGACGATCACTGCAATTTCGGATTCGGGCGGTGGCGCCGGTTTCGGAGACGCAGTCGATTCCGGCGGCAGCGGATCAAGGAGAACGACAGCCATTGGTTAAGACGACAATGCCCGCCCGGTGCGCACCATGAATGCCGGGTGAATCACCTTGTTTTCGTCGCGGAGCTCGTCGGCGCGCGAAGCATCGGCATAAAGCCGATTGGCGAAGTACAGCGTCGGCCCCGGCGTTGCGAACCAGAAGGTGGCCATGTTCGGCAACGGCCGCGCGGTCTCGATCAGGTGGAATGAGATCGCTGCATGCAACGCCACCAGCTTGCGATAGGTAGCGCTGTCCATATCGTCGGCCGCGGCTTCCTCGGAGTCGGCAAAGCGATCGTTGACGCCGCCCTTGAGAGCATCGACATCATCGCGGCTGGTAAACGTCATGTTGGCGATGATCTGACCTTGCGCCGCCAGCGCCCAGCGCAACAGGCAATCCTTCTCGATCAAGCCGCCGACCAGCTTGGGCGTCTGCGCCATGGCTTGCTGACGTACCACTTCCATGCCCGGCAATGTGATCCCGGCCGCGACGGCCAGCGTGAAGATTTCCGTCTGTGGCTCGCCTGCCGCGTCGGCCATGAACAGCGCCTGGGCATTGACTCGAAAGTCATTGATCGCGGTGCGCAGGTCCGAGCCGGACCGGCCGCGCGAGGGGGTCTGCGCCAGCATGGTCTGATAGACCGGAGCGGAAATTGCCGCGGCCTCGATGGCGTCGTCTTTGAACATCAGGCTTGCGGATGATCGAGAACGTACTGGATGCGCTGCGCCAGATCGTTCGCCGCTGCGATCAGCTGCGCTTTAGTCGATTGCTGCGGCTGCTGCATACCGGCGCCGTATTCGACAAACTGCATATCGAATGCCGCATAGCCGCCAAAACGATCTTCCTCGGTCAGCCGGTAGCGCGGACAGACAACGACCTGCGGCGCCAGCGTCGGCAGCCACAGCGTTCCGGGCCCTCCGGCGTCGAGACGTGTCTGCAGGCGATTACGCGCAAGGCGGTAATCGCGCGACCACAGCATTGACAGGCCCGGCGCCACGGAAGATGGCGGCGAGTTCATGACAAACTGGATGCAATAGCCGCGCACCGAGTATTCAGAGGCACGCCGGCCCATGTCTTCGCTGTATGGCAGATCGCGCTTGGGGAACTCATGAGTAACCATGCGCCGGCCGCCGCCGAGACTTGAGGCCTCAACATGAAAGTAGCAGTTGTCGAAGTTCGCCGGGACGAGGTCCTTGCGCCATGCTGATGGAATGTCCTTGATCGAGCTCACGGCGGTGCCGCCTCGGCCGGCACGGTGTCGGCCTTTGCCATCTGCGTCTGACGGGTCATGTTGGTCTTCTTGAAGATGCCGCCGCCCTGTGCCCGCACGCTCGTTCCGGCCGGCGCATTGACGTTGACATCAAGCTTGCCGGTGCCCTCGACCTTGGCTGTCTGCACGGTATCGCGATCAATCGCGGCGCGGGCTGACTCGCGCCAGCCCTTGGTCCAATTTTCACCGACATAGCGCTCGCCGCTAGGTGAACGATAGGTGATCGGCGCGCCGCCAGAGCGCACGGGACCTAATTCATTTCCAGTCGCAAGATCGGTAATGTTCGAGCCGCCGAGCACCTCGCCGATCGCGGCGTTGTATTTCGCCCTTTCTGCATCACTGAATGACGAGCGGCCAAGCTTGGACTTTGTCATGTCGGGATAATATTTCGGATTGCGCAATATCTGCGTCAGCGTTTGTTTCTGCGCCAGCGCGCGGTTCATCACGCTTTCCGTGTAAGCTTGCGGATCTTTGGGGTTTTCCGCAGCGATAGATGCCATCAGCAGGCGCCGTGCCTCGGGGTCCTGCAATTCCTGGCCGACGCGGCCGCGCATCCGCGCCAGCGCATTACTGCCACCTCCCGTCGGCCCTGCCGCCGTATCCCCCGCGCCCTCGCCGACGCCGGGGCCGATCTCCTCGTTGGTACGCCGCACGATCAGGCTCGACCGGGGTCGCCATTGCTCGCTGACGCCGCCCTGGCGCGAGCTCGTTCCGCCCTGATTGCCGCCGAGCATTTGCACTTCCTCGATGCCGTCGCGCGTGCGTGTTTGCCCGGTGAGAAAGCCAACGTGTTTGCCCTCAAGGCCAGTGCGCGGGGAAAAGCCACGCACCACGCCAACATCCCCCGGCTGGATTGCCTCGCCGGCGCCGACGCCGTGGCCCCATTTGGTGAATGAACCGGCCGCCAGCGATGGCTTGCCGGTCTCAGGATCGATCGTTCCCTTCATGCCGGCTTCCTTGAGCTCGGCATTCACAAAGGCCGCGCACCATGCCGTACTTGCCGGATCGATCTTGATGCCCTTGCTGGCAAAGAATGAACTGAGCTTGGAGCGATCGGCGCGTTCATCCTGACCAAGATGCTGGCGGGCGAAGGCGAGCGCCTGGGCCGCACCCATGCTGGGCCCGCTGCTGGCCGGATCGCCGGCCGAGCTGGCGGTTCCCTCGTCGCCGGATTGGCCGCTGCCAATGGATTGCCGCACGCCGCCGGGCGCGCCGCCGCCGCGCATGGGAGGCACGTTGATAGGCCCGCCGCCGAGACCGCCCATACCCCCACCGGGACCGAGAACGCGATCAGCGAAGCTCCCACCGCCGCCTGGGCCCGCTCCAAGACCACCGCCGCCGCCGCCGCCAAAACCGACGGGACGAGCGCCGGTAAGGAAGTCGTTCAAGCGCTTAAGCTCGGTTGTGTTATCGGCCGTGGTCTTGGTCTGCTCCTCGGCGGCATCGGCCAGACCGCTACTGCCAAGCGGGATGACCGCCTCGGAACCGTGCTCGCCGAGCATCGCTAGGGTCGGACCGGTGACGATGCCGCCTTGCTGAAGATGCGGAAGCCAACTCTTCAGACGTTCGACCGGGCCATATTCCTTCACCGGCTTACCTGTTGTCGCCACCTCGGCTTCGGCCTTCTTGCGGTTCTCCTCGATGGTGCTTTGCAGCGTGCCTTCTTTAACGAACTTGACCGTCGCTTGAATGGTATCAACAAGGCCCTTCAAATCGCGGATATCACGGTCGATCTCTTCACCAATGAAATCACCAATCGCGCCGGCATTATCCTTGAGCAGCTTCGTAAGATCGCCAATCGGGCCGACAAGCTTTGTCGAGATTTTGTCACCGACGTCTTCGAACGCCTGTCCCAGTGCGTTCCATTGACCAACATACTGCTTTCCCAATTCGACTTGATGCGCCAGGTCCTTTTGCTGTTCCTCCGTCGCCTCCTTGAGCTCGCCGCTGACTTCCAGCATCTTGCTGGACAAACCGAACAGCGATTCCAAAATCGTTCGGCGCTGCCGCGCGGATTCCGTGACGCTGTAACCAGCCTTGATCAGGTTGTCGTATTGCTGCTGCGCATCAGCCAGCGCCGTGTTGATGGCTTTCTCGACGTGACCTTCTTCGAGCGCCTGCTTGATCTCGCGAACGGCCGCGCGAATCTGGTCCGGGCGGAACTGGCGCTGGATATTCGCAAAAGCGGCCGTTCCCGGCCGCGATGCCTCCTCAATGCTTTTGATGAAACCTGAGATGTTTTGCATCGCCTCGCTGCCGGACAGGCCATATTGACCCAGCTGATCGACGAGGTTCTTGATGGTTCCCACGGGAACGCCGAGCGCCTTGGCGTTCACATCAAGATCGACCATCTTCTTACCGAACTCGTCGAGGCTCTTGCCTATCCCGTACAGCGCCAGCGGGATGGCGCCGACCGCGAGACCAAAGCCGCCAATACCTCTCGAGGCGCCCTCGATCGTCTTCGAAAACCGTTCGAGCGGCAGCCCCGTTACTTCGGTGGCAAAGCGCGAGAAGCCTTTGGTCGCCTGCGTAACCGCCTCGTGGATGCCCTTGGCGTTCTCGGTGATCCGCTTTGATCTCTTTTCCAATTCCTCAGTGTTGCGACCGAAACTCTGGCTGGCCGCCGACGCCGTTTCGTTCAATTGCGCGCGGAAGCGCTGCAACTGCGGCGTTGCGTTGTCGACAAAATTGACAACGAGCTTCAGTTCCTGGTCTTGCGAATTATCAGGCATCGTCGTCGGCGTTGTTGGCGCTGCGCTCGCGGATCAGGCGGCTGGTGAAGTGGACGTGCTGCTGCACTTCGGTAATTGGCAGGTTGAGAAACTCAATCGGGGAACAGTGATAATGCCGGGCGAGCCGATAGCAATCGAGAATGATTGAATCATCATCCCCTACTCGGGGAACCAACCCGTCGTTTCCCCTTGAAAAAAACGCGACAGCCTCACGACGATCGATTGCAGGTCACGCGGGTCCATGCGTTCGATCACGGGCAGGAACTGCCCTGACAGTCGCACGATCATATTGAACATCTTCTCGTCGTTGATCACGCGCTCCAGGCTTTCGTTGTAGGATACCGGAAAGCCGCATTGCAGAACGTCACGCGCGGTTGGCTCGCGAAACGTGAGTTCCTTGATGTCCTCGCCCTTGGCGCCGCGCAGCGTCTTGTGGACCAGGCGCACAGTGATCGGCCATGTATCGCTGAGAACACGCAACGCCGGTTCCGGCGGAGCGGCGGGCGGCTGCACCGGCTTTGCCGGCGGCGGTATTGCTGCGGGCTTCGACAAGCGCTCAGCCGGTGTTTCGACCGGCTGCGCGGTGGTGACGAACCCCTCGCGGACAGCTTCGTTCATACACCAAATTCCTCGCAGGTCAGGCCTTCCCAGCGCACGCGTACCTGGCCGTCGCGGGTATTGTTTTCGAGCCCCGCCTTGCAGGTCGCGCCGACCAGCGAGTAGTTCATGCCGTCGGCAAGCTGTGCCATCACCGTCACATCTACCATGCCGTCCAGGCTTGCGAGTGCGAAGCCCCGCATGGTGGTGATGTCGCCCTCGACATACGGTACACGCGGCAGCTCTTGATAGCCATGGACGCCATCCTGGCCAGCTAGCATCGTGCGCTCTACCGGAGATGGTGAAACGGTAAAGTTCCCGCGCAGTGCGAGTTGATTACCATCGACGAAAAGATAAGCAGTTCCAGCTACTCTTTGTGCCATTGTAGGCCACTCCCTTCATCCGGTCCCGGCGTAAATCCGAGCGATCTCGGCCGCAGACAGTGCACGATTGTAGATGCGAACGTCAGCAAGTGTCCCAACCAACCCGCTGGTACCCCCAGGCTGGATAGCGATATTGCGCGGTCCAGAGAAAAAATTTATTGACGCCGCCGCTTGGGCTGTCCCGTCCGCTACGCCGTCCTTGTAGAACGCCATCGCTCCACCAGACGTGGTTGACATCGCCACGTGATGCCATGTGTCATCATTGACGATTGATGTTCCTGGTAACCACTCATTAGACCAAGAACTATAATTACCTGAAGCTGGATAACCAATTAAGCCACCGTAGCCATAGTATGGCGCATTCATATCGTAGCAGTGAACGAGCATACCAAGGCCCGTTATTGCCGTTTTAACCCACGTTGCAAGCGTGACAGCACCAACAAGCTGCAACGATGGATTATCAGGCAGCATGATGCCTTGGCTTCCCTGAAAGCTCAAACCATCGGCTACCCATATCGGACCATTGTAGGTCGTACCTTGATTACCGTTACCACTCCAGTCGGTGATAAGCGTACCGCTCGACTGATCAGATAGCCGCCAAGCACCAACCAGCCCGTCCGTCACAAGGACAGGAGGCGCAAGCGGTGGTGTGAGTATCAGCATATCGCTGCAAAGACGGATGACTTCATTGCACCGTGATGCCGATCGAACCGACCGAGGCTGAGAACGTCCCGGTCGAGATCAGGCCGAGCCTGTCACCAATCGCCAGAGATGTCATAGTCACCGGCAATGTTTGATTGATTGCAGCAGCTCCGTTGGCATCGAAACTCCCACTATGAATGGGAATACCAGCGCTAAGAGCTGTGCCGCTTGATGCCTTGACCACCGAGATATTTGCTGCTGCGCCGTTAGGTGTCTCAACCACGCCAACGGCCGAGGTAATGGTCAATGCCCGGCTGGCAATGAATACGCTCACGCCATTAGGCGCCGTCCCCGCGATCCATGCAGCAGAAATAATGAGCGGTCCCGCAATGCCCTGCGGTCCCTGCGGCCCCTGCGGGCCTGGCACAGTGCTGTCGGCACCGGCTGGTCCCTGCGCGCCGGGAATACCCTGCGGCCCTTGCGGTCCAGCTGGACCAACCGCTCCCGTTGGACCCTGAGGACCCTGCGGACCCGCAGGCCCCGGTATGGTGGAATCCGTTCCCGGCGGTCCCTGCGCGCCGGGAATGCCCTGCGGTCCCTGCGGCCCCTGCGGGCCTGGCACAGTGCTGTCGGCACCGGCTGGTCCCTGCGGTCCCTGTGGACCAGGAGGTCCAGCGATTCCGTCCGCTCCAGCGGGGCCAGGAGGACCGGGCGAGCCCGGCGGCCCCGGATCACCTTTCTGACCTTGCTCAACATCGATCACGACCGGACTGGGCGGCACATTGACATCGATCATCGCAATCGGAGGCGATATCTCAACCTCAATTACAATGGCCGAGGCCTCGACCGCAACGATGTCGATGATCTCACTCACTTTGCCACTCTCAAACGCTTAGCGACATTGGGATAAGTAACATCCTGAGTCACCGCTACCGCACCCTTCAGCGGAGTAACGATGTCTCCACTCGGATAGGTTAGTTGCAAATCCCATAATCCCTTGGCTGGGAGGTCGCGGCTTTGCTGGGAGGTCAGCACCATATCGATGATGTTTGGCTGCGTGACTGTGCAAGCCATCGTGGTGGAGTAGCTGCCGCCGGTTGCCTTATCCCGTATCATCGCATCGACTGTGACGCCGGTAAGATCGACCGGCTGGGTCTTGTCCGCATCACTCCAAAGCTTGAACTGCCAGCGGCCGGTATCTCCGCGATACAGAGAGAGATCGTAGGTAGCTGGAAGCATCGCCGCCCCCTCGCGATTAGGCCGCAAGCCCAGGCAGCACGCCGGTCACGCCGATATTGGCGCCGGCGATGGGATCGATGTTGGCGTTGTACTGCAGGCGGAACTGCCCCAGCACCGCGAAGATACGCAGCTGGTTGATGAGATCGGGCGGGTAGACCACGTTGACGCGGTTCGGGTCGTTCGGGTCCCGTTCGACCAGGAGATTGGCCTTGAAGTCGGTAATGTCCTCCACAAGGCCATTCCACATGTCCATCCGGTATTCGGCGATGAGCTCGGCCTTGATGATCGACGGCGTGACGATCGCCTGACCGGGGCCGAAGCGCGTGCCGTCGTTCGCCAGCTTGCAGCGCGCGAACTTGGACGTAATCGCCTGCCGCTGATTGCGGAACAGCCGCGCCAGCGTCGCCAGCGTCGTCATGAGCTCATAGGCGGTGTCCGGCGTCCCATACGAGTTGAGCTGATAGGTCGTTGTTTCACGTGAAATCATCGGCTGGTTGTCGGAGCCGGCCTTCTGCGTCGCGATGCCATTGCCGGCCAGCGAATTGATTTCCAGGGTGCTGAAGCGGCTGTGCAGCGGTGCCAGCTTGATCTGGTTGAGCACCAGCGTCTGCAACGGCCGGGCCGGATCATTGATGAACGCGCGCTGCGCCTTGGCGGCAAAGGCCGCGGCCCATTCGTACACCGGCGATGGACTTTCAACCTCGATGCCGAGCGCAGCCGTCACGCCGGAGTTGCGTGTCGGACTCCAGGTCAGCAGGTTGTCATAAGTATCGCGCTTGGCCGTCAGGATGTGACCGTAAAGTTGGCGCATCCAACCCCACCGGCCGACGTCCTCGAAGCCATATTCCTGCTCCCAGGCCAACAGCGAGTTGGAATCGGTGTAGGGCATCGCAACATACTCGAACACTTTTTCGCCGAGCGCGGCGATGCCGTTATCCCAGTCCGGCACACCGGCGCCGCCAGCCAGCACGCCACCGGTCGGCAATGTCATCACCAGTCCGGCGGGCGTTTGCTCGCCGCCGAGGGTGCCGAAGTAATTCACCAGGACCGTGATGTCGTTGCCGTTGACGCCCTTCCATTTGGCGGTCAGCGTACAGGTGCCGCTTGTCACCACTGCGTCGGCCGTTACCGGCAAATCCTCCTGCGCGTTGACCGCATCAGCAATCGCGGTCGCGATGTCATCAGGCGTATCGCTTGACGAAACATTAATGCCATCGACGTGCTCGCCGCCGATGTATAGATGGATGGTGCCGGCCTCGGTCGGCGTCATCGTGATAGCAATATCGCCAGTGGCCGCCGTGCCGGTGACTTGCTCGGCGACTGGCAAAGCGTAAACCTCGTTCGCGAAATTATTGGCGAAAAAAGCTTTCGCCATTCGCGACAGCTCGCTGCCCTGGCCAAAGGCCGCATCAGCCTGGGCCTGCGAACCGATGGCAAGCGGCACATCCGGCGGTGCGGTGCCCTCGCTGCTCTTCGTCCCGCACAGCAGGGCCGGCATGCCGAACGTCGGCAGGCCCGCCATTGAGGGGTCGACCTCGATCCAGTACAAAGGAACGCGCAAGTTGCTAGGAATTTGATTGAAGCTCACGGGCATGTTGTAACCCCTCGTTGACTAGAGGTGGAGTGGATCGCATGAACACTTGGCTGTGTATTGGCTGTATGATGAGTTCAATTCCAACGGCAGAGCAAGGTAAGGTCGGCTATGCGCTGTGCGTTCAGATAACCGGCAATCGATCGGTGGCGATGACGCTCTATTATACGCTCTTTTGTCACCGATGGCCGAATATTGGTATTGAGAATCCTGCGATCGCCAGAAGCTGGGCGATGACCCACAGCACGATCAGCACTGCCAGAACCGTAATCAAAACCCGTATGATGGTTCGGAACGGCTCGCCTAGCGGAACAAGCGGCAGCAATTGCTGAACCGCCCACCAGATCACGCCCAGAATAATGAGCGCAAAGATAACGCCGATGATGGTTCCGATCATGGCTGCCCGGTTTCCTCAGCCACTTCCGGGGCAGCGCCGGCTTCTTGTCTCTCGGCGATCCTCACCGATCCATTTTTGATGCGCATTTTGGTGAACCGGTCGTCCGGCCATTCAATCGAGCCGCTGGTGCGAAAGCCGACGCCGGTGCGCGGATGCTTGAGCACGCGGCGGAAGTCCTCACTGGTGGGCTCGACGCGCACGCGCGGCGGCGTCATGTTTTTGGCGATGGCCTCACGGCGTGCCTTTTTCCAAGCGTCTCTTGTCGTCTTCGAGCTTGGCACCGGGGCGACCGCGATGCGTTGATTGCTGAGATCGGCCATTTGAGCTGCTCCCTTGCGTGAAGTCGTATCGGATGTTGACCGGCGGCGTTTTGCTGGGATCGAAGCCGGCCGGGATGGCAGTTTCCACGATCAGGTCGAGGCGATCGGGAATGATCGGATCGTATCCCCAGCGATGCGTGCCGGTGACTTCGAATTGAGCCTCAACCGTCGGCGTTTCATTCCTGGCACCGACCGCGCCCCACACATGGCGCCGGTTGCCGGCAGTCAGCCCCTCGATCACTAGATTATCGGGATTGTCGCTGCCGAGCAGATTCATTAGCGAAGCGTTGCACCATAGCCCGTTCATCAATCGCCAATACGAGAAATCAATCGCCTGCTCGGCGTCGGGCGATGAATTGCTGGCGATGATAATCGAAAAGCCGATGATCCAATTGTGGATGAAACGAACGTTGCCGGCGTTGAACTCGCCGTCCGGCGTCATGCGTTCCGAGACGATATAGACCCCGAGAACCGGCAGCTGCTCCGGTTGCACCGGCACGCGTTTATTGCGCAGGATGGTGAATTCGGGAAACAGCGGCTGCAGCACAGCAATGAAGCATTCGCGGAATATCCACGGCGCGCTTTGTACCCCGCTGATACCGGGTGACCATTGAAGCTCGACGATTGGCGCGGGCATTTACTTGAACGGTGTCACCACCGGAGTTGGCGGATAGAGCTTGCGCAGGATCAATGTGGTTTCGCCGCCGCCGTCGTTCTCGGTATTGACGATCTCGAATGAGCCGAGCGGCGATGCAAGCGAGGCGCTGTCTGTCGGAATATCGATCTGGTCGCCCTGAACTGGCAGCACAGTGAAGTCGGCGTCGCGCACGTCTACTCTGGTCTGCTGGTCGCCGATGACGGAGCCGTCCTCGGCCTGATACATGATCGGGCCGCTCCCGAAGATACCGGTGCGCGAGTAGGCGCCGGCGCCGGGCTGCGAGACCAGCGGCGTGATGGTGATCGGCCGGCCCCAGAACTCGTAATTCGGGGCGAGCAGCACATCGGCGAAGTTCACCGCCATCGCAGAGTCGCCAGCATCAATGCCGCCATACGCGCCACCAACTGATCGAACAGCTCGGGACGCAAAATCGGCCGCGTGGAGCGCCGTACAGTTGTTCGCGGCGGCTGGGAAGGAGAATGTCGCGAAGTTTTGCGCACGTACACTTTTAATCCACGCGGCCGGAAGATCGTTGACCAGGCGCTTGCCCCTTCGGCCATGACGCTCGCCTGCTTGCGATTAACATCCTCGGTTTGCCATGCTGCGAATTCCGCCGGCACCACGGTCGGCATCTGCTGGATGTTTTTCAGCATGGCATCGAAGCAGCCGGTCACCGCTGCGATATTTTCAATGTGCATTTGCGCGGGCATCAGGCCTCCACCCGCATAAACTTCTCCAGCAGATTATCGACCGCAGCGCGGATTGGCGTGGTGCCGGTGCCGGCTTTCGCGAGCATCTGCGACGTATCATAAAATTGCACACGCTTTTCCTTGTGGCTGAGACTGCGCACACCGCTCATCGCGCCGACGGTTGACAGCATACGCAAATCGCGGACGAGCAGCTCCTGCGCCTGCTTCAGGCTTGGCGGCGCATCGTCCGGCAGCAGATAGCCGCCCCAATAGGTGACGACCACGGGTTCGTACCAGCAGCCATCGACGATATTTTCAAGCTTCCCGGAGCGCTCCTCGATGACCCAGCCGGTGACATCGGCACCGTTTGCCGTCACGCTTTCGATGTCCGCCTCGGCGATTGGCCAATGCGACAGAAACAGACGCCGGCCACCGAGGTCATAAACCGTTTCCTCGATCTCCTCGCGAGCAAACACCCGATTGCACATGCGCGCGATGGTATCGCCAGTGGAATCCAGCTGCGCCTGCAGCAAGGTATCCTTGGTCGTATCGGTCAGACTGATGCCGAGGAGCATTTTGAGCTCGTCCAGCGTCAGGAAGTCGAACGACGTTGCCGGCGTCAGTATTTTGACAATCGCGTCCATGGATCAAGCCGCAGTCTCGGCCTGGTACTGTTCGAACAATGGCCGCAGCTCCAGCACCGCGCCCTCGCTGCCATCGGACATGACGGCCCGTGCCGCATATGCTTTCGTATCGATATGCCAGCCGACGATCGCGGGCCAAGGTTTGCCGCCGCGATCGCCGGGAGGCCCCGGAGGGCCGCGCTTGCCCTGGAAGGCGAGGGCCTGCCAGCCGTCGCCAGGACAGATGCCGGGATCGTCGCGGGTAGCCACGTAGCTGCCACCGTTGAGCGCCACCACATCAAAGGCCCGATAGGCGATCTCGGCGCGCCACAGACCGCGGAACGATGGCGAGGTGCCGTCATGGCCACGGCTGGCGATGCATATCCAATCGGCATGCGGAGGCGCCCGGCCGGTATCGCGCAGCGCCTGCCATGTGCTGCCCTGGCAGATCACGAGCTCGCCCGCGTAATGCACGGCGTCGGACCACTCTTTGACAATTGTCAAAACTCCCGGCAGGCCGCGTTCGCCTTGCGGTCCGGGATCGCCCTTCGACCCTGCCGGGCCGCTTTCTCCGGGCCGTCCATCGCTTCCAGGCGGCCCCGCTATGCCAGCAGGCCCCGGCGGCCCGATCGCACCCACGGCGCCCGCAGCGCCGTCCTGGCCGTCTTTACCGGGCAAGCCATCTTTTCCCGGCTCGCCGTCCTTGCCCTCGACCCCTTGCGGGCCGGCCGGCCCGGCTGGCCCAGTCTCGCCCTGCGGCCCCGCCGCTCCGGGCGCGCCGTCACGCAAGACGGCGAGGCGATCGGCCACCAGGCGGTCGATCTCCGACTGCAGGGTGACGATCTTCATCTCGAACTCCGCCACTATGGCCCGCGCCTGAGCCTCGATGCGCTCGCGCTCGCGGTCCCACTGGCGCCGCTCCTGCGCCAGCATCTCGGCCAGAACCTCCCGCCATGCGCTAGTTAAGGCGTCCTGAGATTCGGTCGGCGGCAATCCGCAGCCGTTCGAGCTCCCGTTTGGCTCCATCGCTGTAATCTTTCGGTGGTGGCTCTTTGTCCGGTTTGGACGGTTGTATTACCGGCGCCGATGGAGGCACCGGCGGCGGCGGCGATGATGGTGGCGTCTTGCCAACCTGGCTTAACGGAATCACCTGCGCTTGCACCCTGGGCTCATCGCCAAATTTCACATCGGGCAAGCTCTCGATATTGCGAGCTTCGTTCGGTGCGTATAAGCCGCCCTGGATGCCTTTCACCAGCGCGTCGATCCGGTCTTTCAGTGCCGATCGCAGCAACGCATCAGTATCAAACTCGACGTAATCGTCGGGTTGACCATCAAGGCCAAAAAAGTTTCCGATGCTTTCTTCGATGTGATTGAGCGCGAATCCCAGCCCGGTTGCGATCCAGAATTGCATCATGCTTTCGGTCGAGCCGAGCGGCGCGCCGCCAAGGCCGAGGATTTGCAGCGGAATGCGAAAGACGAGCGCGACCTGCTCGTTACTAAGCTTCAGTAGTTCGGCGATCTGCGCATCGGCTGCGGGCGTACCCCATGATACCGGCTTGAGGCCCCAGGTCAGGATCGGCGTGCCGCCGGCGTGCATGCCCTTGGATTTTTCCTCCCAGCGATCCTGCAGGTAATCGACCTGCTCCTTGCTCAGACGCTGATCGGTTGACAGCACTGCGCTCGGCCGCGCTTCGTTCTGAAAGTAATTCACCTGTTGGCCGCGGATGACTTCGCTCAATGCGACATCGGCAGATGCCGCCATCAGCGGCGATTCACCCATCAACGGATACGGATAATACAAACGGCGCGCGTGCAAGCGGACATGAAGCACATCACGGGCCGGCGCGATGATCTCGGTGCCGATCATGCGCTCAAGGACATTATTGCCGCCGAGCTGATAGAATATGCTGCCGTCCTCGCCGACCATAGGCCGCGACAGGCGCGAGTCCATCAGGTGGAGTTCGTCAACCTCATAGCGATCATTGCGCAGCGCCACCGCATAGGCGTTTCCTTCGCTATAAAGGTAGCGCGTCAGATTGAGCAGAAAGTCCGAGATCGATTGATAGGCGTTCGGGTAGCGCAGAATGCGCGACAGCGCCGAGTTCGTAACGCGATCGCGGCCTCCTTTGTCATTGAGCCGCCAATGCGACCCAGGGCACATGGCCACAGTCTGGCTGTATGCCGATACGCAGGCCTCGACGATCGCCGAACGTGGCGAAGTAACCGGGTCGTAGCCAAGCTGCCACCAGTTCCAGTATTGCCCCACCGATTGCGGCAGCCAGCCGCCAGTGACCGGCAAATACCACGGCCCGGGCCTGGGCTGACCTTCCGCGGCCCGCGCAAGCGCGCCAAACGTGCGCGCCAACAGACCGCGGAAGGTCATATCGGATCACGCCGGCCGCGTCGGCGGCTGATGCTGCGATTCGGCGCGGGCCTGGCGGGTACGATACTGCCCCCCGCTGGCCGGCTCAAGGTGGCGCGTATGTTCCTCGGGCCCCGATCCGTCATCTTCCGTCTCATTGACGCCGGTCATGCGGAAGTAATCCATTTCCTCCTGTGTTGGCGTCGGACGGCCCTTTCCCAATCGCTCTTGGGCGGCCTTGCGGGTCGCCTCGTCCCGCTCTTTGTTGCGTGCCAGCAATTCCTCACCGGCCCGCTCGCGTCTGTATGGTTCGGCCATGTTAATTTTCTCCTTTACCAGCTAACGCCCTGCACCCACGAAACCACGCCGGTGCGCCTGATATCCCAGTTCAGAGGCAGCACGAGTCGGATTGCGAGGCTATCTGTCTGCCATAGAGAACGCACAGGCGCGGCCACAGTTGGCGGCGCACCGGGCGCCGTAATCGGCAGAGGCGCCGTATCTTCCTCGTGAATCACAGCAGAATCACTGATCTCAAAGCGAGGTGCTTCGGCACCCACACTGACAAAGTCCGCGGCGTCGATGGCGCCGACGGTGCCGATCGGCACGGTGCCGGAGTCGATGGTTGGATAGCCCAGCAGATTATTGGCGTCGACCTGCGCTTGGAACGGGAAGACGCCGGCCCCAGGTGCTGCAGCCAAGCTGAGCGCGAGCTTCTGCGTCGGATTCATCAACCACGCTAGATTGCGGAT